AAAATTATTCAATGAGTTTGCAAAACGTAATCCAAGAGCAGGTGGTGGTTTATTAAACGGTTCATCTGAAGAAGCTGCAGCCGCAGCGTTTAGAAAGAAAGTAGAAGAGCTTATGGATGATGGCTATGACTTTGGTGAAGCGGTGCGTGAAGCGATGAGACAGGGTTATCAAGATGGTGGACTAGCTTTTAGTAGAGGTGGTAAAAAAAGAAATCCTAAAATTACTGAAATGACAGAAGAGCAAAGAAGAAAACAAAATGCTCAAAAAACTTTTAGAAAAAAAGGTTTAGGTTCGGCAACAATGAAAAACCCAAAATTTGTAGAGTTTTTAAAAAATTATAAAACAAGGGATGAACAAACTTTAGAAAGAGGAGAAGAACGAGCTAAAAAAAATGCTCTTAAAAATAAATCAATGCGTTTAGAAGAAATTGTAAAAGTTGAACCAGGTAAGATGACTTTTAATCAAAGAACTAAACTTCTTAATTCTTATCACAAATTTTTTGAACAAGCTTATGAAGAGGCTGTAGAAGCTGGTGGTTTATTTAACAGGGCAGATTTAAGTAGAAGTGTAATTAAAAAAATTGAAGAAGCATATCCTGCTCAAATAGACAATATGGATTTTTTTCCAGGAAGAACAAAAAATCCAGATCACATAGGATATTATGAATATATAGACAGAGAACAAAAAGGCACAGCAAAATTTAGAAAAACAAATAATTTAAAAAAAAGAATTGGTAAAAATATTTCATCTAATTTTAGTACTAAAGCCGCAGGATTAAGACAAACTAAACAACAAGAAAATATTTTTAAATTATTAACTGAAGGTGTTAATGAAGTGGATGATATAGCTTCACGTCTTGGTTATTCTAGATCACAAGTAAAAAGAGAAACAGAAAAATTACTTAATAATATGTTTGTAAGAACTAATGAAAAACCAACTTTTTTACAAGGTAAAGATAAACTTTATAATCAAGTTATTAATGCTTTAGAAAATTCAACAAGTATGGGTGATTTTCATAAAAGAAATATGAAGTCTTTAGTTTATGCTACATTTCCAAAAGATCAGTTTCCAAAAGAAAATAAATTAGCTTTACAAAGAATAAGAGAATTTGATAATTTTAAAAAGAAAATACAAAAAGATTTTCCTGGAGTTAAAATTGTTTATGACCATCCAGGTTCTTATCAAGCTTTAAAAAATTATGACTTTAAAAATTTTTTAAATGTTACTCCAATTGCAGATGATATTAATACATTAAAATCTAGATTTGATTTAGATTCAATAAGAAATTTAGATAATTTAAAAGAAGCTTATGCTGCAGGAGGTGCTAATTCACCTGAATATAAACAAGCTTTAAAAAAACAAAGAAAACTAGAAAAATTATGGTCTGATTTAACTGGTGGTAAATCTAGCCTTGGTAAAATTAGAATTAACAGACAACTAACAGGAACAACAGGACTAGAAGATCCTACAAAAAATTTAAAAAAAGAATTTGTTAAAAATTTAGAAATTAGAGAACAAATAAAAAAGAATTTAACACCTGATTTAGAAAAAAGAATGAGTGATATGTTTCCAGCTCAAAAAGGAGTTACTAAATCTATTGAAAGGGCTAAACAAATTGCAATGTCTGATCTTGGAATTCAAGAACAACAAATTATTGGACGTTTAGCTAAATTAGGAGATTGTAATTTTCAAGGAGGTAGAGTTGGATTAGCAGATGGAACAAGTATTAGACAGTGTGTATTAAGAGGATTAGATAAATTAAAAAAAGGAAATTTATCTTCAGCTGCAAGAATTAATAAAGGTGCAATTGATAAAATACTTAAAACTTCAAAAGGAGTTAGAGCTTTAGGTACGGTTGCAAAATGGACATTGGGTGGAGTTGCAGCAGAAGCAGCTATTGGTTCTTTTTTAGCGGGAGCCGATTGGGCAAGAGGATCTAACACTGATGAAATTATAAGTAATTTTACTTTTGGTTTTGCCGGTAAAGATATGAATGAACAATTACAAGCCCAAGATCCTAACTTTGGAAAAGTAGATCAATATATTTCAGCAGCTGAAGGAATTGCTAGTGGAATAGATAGATATGATGCAGTAGGAAAAATGGGAACTAAAAGAATTGTAGATAAACAATTTAATAATTTAAAAGAAGCTCAAAAACCTTTTGAAAGACCAACTCCACAATTAGATGAAGGTTATTTTGTAGATACATACATCATGCAAAAACAAAAAGAAAAAGACGAAGAAGCTATAAAAAAATACAATGAAGAAAAAGATGCTCGAGGTAGAGAAAGATTTTATAATCCAGATTATGATGTTTTATCAGATGATTTAATGGCAGCCAAAGGTGGTTTAGCTACACTACCAAGAAAGGTTGCTAAACCTACTAACTATGGTATAGTTGGGACAAAGGTGTATAATAATTAACCGGAAAGAGATATGGCAGAAATAGACAAACCATTACCAAACGTAGATGTTACAGAAAAAGATGAAGCTTTTGTAGAAACAGAAGTAGTGACTCCTACACAAGCAGATCCGCAAAACGACGAAGTCGAAGTAACAATGGACGAAGAAGGTGGAGCAGAAATATCTTTTGATCCGTCAACAGGTCCATTACAATCTGATGAACATTTTCAAAACCTAGCAGAGATCATGGATGACCAAGATCTAGATGAACTAGGTACAACTTTATTTGACAAATACACAGAATACAAAGAATCTCGTGGAGATTGGGAACAGTCTTACAGAGAAGGTTTAGAACTTTTAGGATTTAAATACGAAAGACGAACAGAACCTTTCAGAGGTGCATCAGGTGTTAACCACCCTGTACTTGCTGAAGCGGTTACACAGTTTCAAGCGCAAGCTTACAAAGAATTATTACCAGCTGATGGTCCAGTGCGTGCACAAATTTTAGGTGACATCACAAATGAAAAACAAGACCAAGCTCACAGAGTAAAAGATTTTATGAATTATCAAATTATGGATCAGATGCAAGAGTATGAACCAGAGTTTGACCAAATGCTTTTTTACCTCCCTCTATCCGGATCTACCTTTAAGAAAGTCTACTACGATGATCTTTTAGGTAGAGCCGTTTCTAAATTTGTACCGGCTGATGATTTGATTGTACCATATTCTGCAAACTCACTAGAAGATGCAGAAGCAATTGTACATGTAATCAAAATGTCAGAAAACGAATTAAGAAAACAACAAGTGTCAGGTTTTTACAGAGACATAGAGTTAGGACAACCACCTGTTACATCAAATGAGTTAGAAGAAAAAGAAAGACAATTAGAAGGTGTAACTAAAAATGGTCAAGAAGATCAATACACAATTTTAGAAATGCATGTCAATTTAGATCTAGAAGGTTTTGAAGACATGGGTGCAGATGGTGAAGAAACAGGAATTAAACTTCCATACATTGTAACGATTGCAGAATCTAATAATAAAATTTTATCTATCAGAAGAAACTTTACACAAGACGATCCAACAAAAGAAAAAATAAAATACTTTGTACAATATAAATTTTTACCAGGTACAGGTTTTTATGGTTTTGGTTTAATACACATGATTGGTGGTTTAACTAGAACTGCAACAGCAGCGTTAAGACAATTGTTAGATGCAGGAACTTTAGCAAACTTACCAGCTGGTTTTAAAACTAGAGGTATAAGAATTAGAGATGATGCACAACCATTACAACCTGGTGAGTTCAGAGATGTTGATGCACCTGGTGGTAATATTAAAGATCAGTTTATGCAATTACCATTTAAAGGACCAGATCAAACTCTTTTACAATTAATGGGAGTTGTAGTTAATGCAGGTCAAAGATTTGCAAGTATTGCAGACTCACAAGTTGGCGATATGAATCAACAAGCTGCAGTTGGTACAACTGTTGCATTATTAGAACGTGGTTCAAGAGTAATGTCAGCGATCCACAAAAGACTATACGTTGGTCTTAAACAAGAATTCAAATTATTAGCAGAAGTATTTAAAAGTTATTTACCAGCAGAGTATCCTTACGATGTTCCTGGTGCTGCTAGAAATGTTAAACAAACAGATTTTGATGACAGAATAGATATTTTACCAGTAGCAGATCCAAATATCTTTTCTCAAACACAAAGAATTTCGAT